ATATGCTATGAGGCTCAGTGATAAAAGCATCAGCAGTTCCACTTTCTTAGTGCTTTGTTAATTCTTGAATCAGGATCTCTAGCAGTCTCCGCAGATGTTAATCGCTTCTTCATTCCTCCCATGCGAGCACAAAAAGATTTTCTTCTATTAGCTGCTTTACTTCCGGGCTTTAATTTAGATGGTTTGGTTGTTACAGCCATTTGTAGTTTTGAACCGGGATTTTCTCTACGATATGAAGCAACACCCTTAGCGTTTAATCCGCCTTCAGGATTCTTTCCCTCTTTGCGTTGCCAAGCAGCGACTTCAAATAGGTCTTCATCTGAAATATCTTTAAGGTCTTCCCAAATTACTTCCGAATCAACATTGTTTTCTTTTGCAATATCTTCAATCACATCTTCGATTAAGTCAAACAGTTCTTCCGCTTCTTCAACCTTAACACAATCATCTTTGCCGTTTGTTGTACCACTGTAACGATATCCATCCCAGCATGCTTTGCCGTCGGCACCCTTGGCTTTGTCTTTTTTGGCTTCTGCCACGGTTTCTGACGCATTTTTAAAGTCTTGTTTGGATGGCGCGCCATCACTTCCAGGACGATTGCCTTCGTCAATGGATTGAATTTCTTCTATTAGTTGTTTAAATGTTTTCATTTTAATTTACTTTGTAGCTACATTAATTGCAGGGCCTCTACGTTCTGCATTAGGATCTTCTCTGCGTTTTCTTGCGGCGGCTTTAGCGCGCCCTTCTTTCCCCAAACTATGCGCTTGACTTTGCGGTAAACATTTTGGTTTACCTTCAGTATCATCTTCTCTTGCACAATCACCTCGTATTTTACCATCAGGTCCAAAACGAACCCATTTGTCTTTAAACCATTTGTTTAAATTTTCATCTACTTGTACTGTATTATCTGAGATTGTATCTTCATTTTTACTAGAATTGCCCCAATTTGCCGCACCAACTTTGCGACATTTAACTAACGCTCCGCTAGCATATGCCGAAGGCCAAACGCTATAGCGGCTTTTGACTTTATAATAGCAAGCATCTTTATTTTCATAAAGCAATTCTTCTCGTACTTGTTTAAATGTTTTCATCTTGGTCTCGCTGCAAAATTAGCTGCACTAAATTCTGCTCTATCTACTAGTTTTGTGGGTCTGTTGTTTAATACTGCAACATGACCTTCGGGTTTAACTTTTTTACCATCAATGCTATGATGGAATTTATAATCTGCATTTGACATGGTATTAACCAAAACATTTTTTGCATTTTGCAGATGTTTATGTATATCCAAAGTCTTTTTAAATGAATCTTTATTGGTATCAATATGATCCAACTTTTCATTCATATCCGCAGCTTTGTTTTGTTTGGCTTTATCGGTTTTGACTTTATCAATGCCTTTTTGCAGAGAACCTTGTAGATGTTTCTTATAACCTTCTACTGATGGCTTTGAGGTGTCTCTAACAGTTGAATTAATATAAGTCTTTAATGATTCATCGTGACCTTCGAGATGATCGTAATTGGGTAAATCATTGTGAGCTTCAACTGCCTTTGCCATATGAGAATGATATTCTTGTTGAGCATCAGGGGTATAATGTGCAGTCTTGGGATCAAACTTAGTATCAACTACGTGCACATCTGGATGTGAATTAAATTTAGAAGTGTCGGTGTTATACTCAGCCTTCATGTTCTCAAGTGTATCTCCGCGATATGCTGTGTGAACTGCTACACCAAATTTTGCATCTTTGATCTTTTGACCTTCTTCACTGCCCTTTTTAGCAGAGTATGTAATTGTGTTAGGCTTAAAATGATAGGATCCGCCAGAATCAGACACATCTTTATCGGACTTATTATACATTACGTCGCCTTGAAACACCCCTTCGTTGGGAGTTACTTTAGGCAAGTGGTATAGAGCTGATTTTAATTTAGCAACAAGTCCAGGTGAATGACCGTGGTTCTTTTCAATATCAGATTCTGTAAAATTTAATTTGGGATTCTTATTGAATGCAGATTTAGATGCAACAAAGAATCTAGGAAACTCAGGGTGAGTGCCAAATACAATACTAGGTGAACCATCATACTTTGTTGATAAAGATGCCTTTGATCTTTTGCCTAACAAAGCATTGTGTGTTTCGTTTAAAGTATTGAATACGTGCTTAAAGCCTTCTTCCCCTGCATTAATAGGGTGATCTTCTGCGTGTTCGAGGTGTGTTAACTTTTCCTCGTTCGCAGACTCAACTAAGTATGTGCTAAATGATAACATTAGAAACCACTCGCAGGTGTAAAATTATACATTTGGCTCGAATATGCCCCATGCGAATTTGGTTTTGTTGCTATTCGAACTAGCATCGTAGGCTTACCGTCTTTTTCAACCCTATGTATGGACACGGCTGATCCAGATCGATGTATTACAAATCTTGTATCTTTATGTTTTAATATAGCACCCAGTGGCGACTCACTGCCATGTTTAACTACTGCATGGATTTTCTTAAGGTCTTTTCCGTGTCCGGTTGCTTTGATCCAAGTCATACCTTTATCTGATACTAAATTATTATGCAACCATTGTCCTATATGTTGATGGCCCTTTGCCCCCTTTGACATAAGGTGTTCTAATTGTTTTTGTAATTCACGCGCAGTTTCCTCATTATTTTCTTTAAAATCTACATTCATTTTTTTGCCAAGTGCATTAACTACCGGTTTGCCTGTTTTAGGATCCGGATCGGTAACTCTAGCGTGTATAGAATCACCTGTTTTAGATCTAGCTGGCAAATGATCCATTTTAAATTTTTTAAGTATTTTTTCTTTACCTGTTTTGGCAATTTCGTTTGCTTCAGATTTTCGTGTTGCCGGCCCACCTGATAAAAATTCATCTTGTCCGGCAACTCCGGGATTTTTTGCTGTAATATTACCAGAAGTTTTACCGGTAGACTTTGCGGACACTCCTAAATAAGACTGTTCTACGTCTGAATGTGTTAACTCTAAAGTTACATCTGATGGATTTTCTTGACCATCGGTATGAACGCCTTTTGTAAATCTACCAATATCCCCATCTTTGGATGTTCTACCCACACGAGTTATTGTTGCTCCAGGATGATGTTCTTCCACATGCTTAATTACGGCAGCTGCCATTGCTTTACCGTGAGCTGCTCTTATTGCTACTTGATTTTGATCTTGGCCTTTAGTAATTTTATTTAATTCATCATCATGCTGTTTTAATTCTGTTTTATGTTCTTTTGAACCAAATGTTCCTGTTTGGGAATGTCTATGATTTACTAATTCTTTATATAAATGAATCTCAGCAATTTTTCCTGCAGGATCATTATCTAGTTTAGTTGGAGGTTCTCCGCTACTAGGAGTCACCGTCTGCATTTTTTCTTGAATAAATTCTACAGATTCATTCAGCTTATCTTGTTGAACTTCTTTTCCTGCATGCATTAATTCTTCTTTACTTAAATTAGAAGTATGCGGAAAGGCAACAATCTTTGTGATTGCGTCTAAACTTTTATTGTGAAATATTGCGGTTTTGTGTTCCCCGTTTCGAAAAATATGAACGTCTACATCATGTCCATCATCTGTGGAATAACTATGATACGGGGTTAGATTTGAGAAATCATGGGATTCGATAAGCGCATTATACGCCTTGAATGTGATTAATTCTTGCATTTTGAGTCCATTGAAACGAATTATACTTATATTTATATAAATTAAAGTTGCGGAACTCGTAGGAAACCGGCGAATTACCGCCGGCTTTAGTGTAATTTAGATGTTTTTATGCCATGCTTTAATTACAGGATGTAGTACATCATCAGTATAATCCATCTTCATGGTGTTAACAATCGCCAGAATAATTTGAATATTACCTTTGACATAACCTTTTTTAGAGTTAATACGATCTACGCTAGGACGGAATGGATTTCGATTGCCCTTTGTGCCCAGTTCCATACTAAAAGGAAGTTTGGTGATAGCACATTTACCTTCGCATGCGTCGAACTTGCTCTGAATATATTGGGGAGTAAGATTAAACGTCATCTTACGACCTTTTTTCTCATGAGCGGCAACTCGATTCTTTAGAGCAACGTATTCGGTAATACCAAATTTTTCAGGCGATGCTTTCTTTGCTCTATTCGCAATACGAGTTTTGACTCTAATTGCCGCTTTTTGCTCAGGAGTCAAGCTCTCTTTTTTCTTTTGATAATCCCATTTACCAAATGCTGTAGCAATAGCATCCTCATCTGCAGTAAGTGGTCTGGCATCTAAACGTCTGATCTGATGTAGACGTTTTGCTTCTTTGCGAACTTTGGGATCTTCAAAATTATACATATCCATCCACATTACTTGCGTGATTAGGTTGAGTGTGATTACCGTAATTTACTTTATGAATCATTTTCTCAGCAAGATGTCCGTTCATACTGTCTTTTGCAATTTGATAAAATTCTTTAGTAGTAATTTCTCGTGTTGATACAATGGTCTCGCCTAAACATTTTTGGTCTAGTTCTTGAGCTTCTTGCATAACTACTGTGTCTTCGGCGTGTTCTGCTGACTCACACTCAATAGCATAGTAATGACGAAATGTAGTAATAGTTTCAACAATGAATAGTGACATGATATACTTTAAAATTTATTCCGCTTACGCCATGCGGAAACACTTTGTCGAATGTGGCTCGAATGGTAGAAGTGTTCGACTAGTTTAATTAAATACTAGTGAAAGCATCGCTACCCATAGTAGCATAAGCTGCTGCTACCATTGTGCGGGATGGGGTACCCAAGCGATATGCTGTTTTACCATTCTTAGTAGAATTGGTATAGATTGCGTGACCTTCAGAACGAAGCTCACTGATACGAGGACGAACGCTGCCCTCAGAAGTGCCAGTCAAACCTGCCAATTGGGCGGGTGTGAATTGACGACCAGACAAAAGAACTTTCAATACACGGTCTTTAACCATATAATATCTCCATTAAATAAACAGTCGCTTCAAAATATATCAGTAACGGCGACCTTTCATTACTGTATATAACTATTATACAGCATTTAGCTGTATCTGTCAAGCACTTAGTTAGCCTTTTTGTGGCTTCTTGACCTTGTTCAAATATTCTCTACCAATAAAACCCTGCTCAACTTCATTCAAAGCAGTTACAATTGGCTTATGATGTTTTGCATCAATTTTTGGTGCATATCCTTTGCGCAATTCTCTGGCGCGAGCTGATGCAATTAGCACCAGATCATACCGATTACCTACCATGTTAACTGCATCTTCTGATGTGATTTGATTTGACATTATGCTACCTTTACGATTTCTTTTAAACGATCTGCACAGTATGTTGCCGCGAATGCTTTTGGTTTAACAAAAGGAACCACATTACACATACCCTTAATATACCCAATGGCTTCGCCTACAACGCAAGAAGAGCCAAACATTTCATCTGGGTTAATATCTAAATGAACTTCAATTGGTCTATCATCAATTAGTTTTTCCAATTCAAGATATAAATTTGCAATTTTGATTACTTCATTCATCAAACGCATACGAGGTTTGTTTTTACGTTGGTCATAATCTTTTTCGGTTTGAACTTCTCCAAAAATTTTACAACCATGTTTACCATCAATATGAACTACAATTGCCAAAGTATAATCGGCAAACCACATATCATTTTTACGGAAACGTTCTGAATCGCAACCAATATAAATTTTTGTATCTGGACCTTGAGCATCAATATACTCTTTAATTTTTACGAAATCGAATTTCATTTTTATTCCTGGAGCGGGGTAGGAGAATCGAACTCCTCGCTTTAGCTTGGAAGGCTAAGGTATTACCACTATACGAACCCCGCATTTACAATATTACTTCATTTGTCTTGCGCATATCTGCACAAGTATACTCCTGATAACTTGCCTTTAAAATTTCTGGCATCGGAATAATTTCAATCTCCGCATGATATTCTTCTGCAACCATATCCGCAACATCATAAAAACTCATAGTTTTACCTGTGCCCATATTAAAGATTCCAGATCTACTTGATTCTAAAAACTTTAAATGATAATCCACAATAGATTTCACATGAACAAAATCTCTACGATAATTTTCACTATTCTCAAATAATTTAATCTTACCTGTTTCTATGGCTTGTTTCTTAAACTGAGCAAATGGGCTTGCCTGATTGCCTTTATGTTCTTCACCTTCCCACGCCCACACATTAAAATATCTAAATCCTTGCACGATGGGACTATCATGATGATGTTGTTTTACATATCTTTCAAACAAATATTTTGACCAAGCATAAGGCGTTCTTGGATCCAACGGAGAATTTTCGCAAAACTCTTTATTCAATCCATACACACTTGCAGAACTAGAATACTGTAAATTAACTCCGAATGTCTTACACTCATCATATAAGTCCATAGAAAATTCGTAATTTTGTCTTAGTACTTTATCAATATCTTTTTCGGTTGTTGAACTGATAGCACCAGCATGAATAACCCATTCAAAATCCATAACACCTGGTCTCGGACCATCATCATATTCATACGTAGTAACATCATCACCTCGATCACGCAAGGCTGTCAATAGTCTAGAACCAATAAATCCTCTATGACCTGTTAGCAATATTTTCATTGTAATATACCTCGCTGTTTACCGCTTTATCATCGATCCAAATATCGTATGCGGGTTTACCTAATTTTAATGTTGTATACTTAACTTGCCAGTTGGCAAATTGTTGTCTTGTAAGAGTTGTCCAATCAATACCAGAGTTACCACCTCTTGCTGTCCAATAATGAATCTCATTACCTTCATCAAACAGTTTATTAAAATGTGCAATTCGATCCACAAAAGGTTTAGCACTGTGATAATCCCCAAAGGTATTATTACAAATCGTGCCATCAATATCTACAAGGTACTTCATGCCTGACTATCTCCAGGTGCAACTCTATAATTATCTTCTACCGAATCAGGTGTACTAACTTCAATGATAGTACCTTCTTCCTGACAAACCAATTGATGCGGTAAACATGGAGGATTGTGCCAAGTATCGCCCGATTTAAGATACTTAATTTGTTCTTTGGCTGTTTTGGTATCAATCCATTTGACAAAGAATAACCCGTCAAGTACATACCATGATTCATCTTTTTCAGAATGAAAGTGCATACTAAATTTTGCACCTTTGTTGAACTTCATCAACTTGCCGCAATACTTATCGTTAGTAGCCCAGATTAATTCGTGACCCCAACCTTTTTTAACAAAACCCTCAAGCCTCATTTATTTCTTCCCATGTCGGTGCATATACTCCGATATGCTTTACTGTAATACTAGCTGCAATGTTGGCAATCTCAATTGCCTTTTCCATATTGTTTGTCTTTAAGAATTCAAGAACCAATGCCGAAAAAAATGTATCTCCAGCACCGCAAACATCAAACACCTCGGTTTGAGGTGCGGAATATTGTTGATCTTTATATTGTGCCCCATATCTACCCATAGTTACAATTAACTCTGTAGGTAAAGTCTTGGCCAAACTATTTTCTAAACTATTAATTTTAACGATTGCGCCTTCAAATCTTTTAAGATCCGTTTTCTTTGTATCTATAAACACAGGACCTTTAAAGTCTGCAATTAATTCTTCGACCATCTCATAACTAATTGTTCCCTTATTATAATCGGAAATCACTATTGCGTCATATAATTTTGGAATACTTGTATCAAAAACAAATGCATCAGATAAAACATCATTATCAATTCTAACAATATGTTGTTTGCTTTTAAGGTCAACCAATCTAGTTTTTGTAGAAGTTTCTCCGTGTAGGAATGTAACATCTGCACCAAGTGAAATTAGATTATTCTTAACATTGCCTGCCATGCCTGCTCGTTTTTCTTCGTGAGAAAATTTGAACACAGGCACAGGTGCTTCAGGACTGATACGATCTACTGTACCATACTGATAAACATCAATACAATTATCACCGAGCAATAATATTTTGAATTGTTTTTGTTGTTGAATATCCATTTATCAAATCCACAAATCTAATCTCTTTACAATATTGACTTCCCACAATAGGCTTATCTTTATAATCACTACCCTTAACCATTATAGGTGAATACTGTTTACAAAGCATTTCTAATTCTTCAGCTGAATCAAATATATGAACAGCATTAACTGCTCTTAAATTTTGTAACAGATGTTTTCTATCATCTTGATTATTAATAGGTCTACTATTACCTTTTAATTCTTTAACTCGTCTATCCGAATCAATACAAACTATAAGTTGTTGACCACAACCTCTAGCATAATTAAGCAATTCAATATGTCCTCTGTGAACAATATCGAATGTGCCGTTGACAAGAATATTAATCATATAAAATGGTGCGCTCGGAGGGACTCGAACCCGCGACCAAGGGATTATGAGTCCCCTGCTCTAACCAACTGAGCTACAAGCGCGTTGTTTCTATTAAAAATGGTACCTGAGACCGGAATCGAACCGGTACACCTTGCGGCGAGAGATTTTAAGTCTCTTGTGTCTACCTATTTCACCACTCAGGCGTTTGGTTATCCTCGGTAGTCTACATCTATTTCAGACCAAGTACGCAGCTTATCGAATTTTCTTTGTTTAAACTGAATTACATTATTATAAGAAATAACTTTGTGCGAATCTAGCAATTCAATCATTGCGAGAACATCGCCCAATTCTTCTTCAAGATGGTTTGTATTTGTTTTGCTAGGGGTATTTGGATGTGTATCAAACAATCCGAATCGAAATACTTTCGATGTTGCTTGAATTACTTCTGCGCATTCTTCTTGTAAAATTTGAAGAATAGCGGCTTGATCTTTGTTAAGTTCATTCATATTGTCACCTTAAAAATATATTATAACAGAATACGTGTTATATGTCAAGCATATTCGTAATTTACGGTATCCAAATTCTTTCTAAACTCTGTTGCACCATTTTTCAAATGGAATCGTTTTGCCATTTCAGTAGGTGGGCTTAGTGTAACAAATCTTTTTATACTTGGACGAGTACTTGTTATATGGTCTCTGGCTTTAAAGATAAGTTCGCGACCTGCACCCGGAGTATAACT